AAAGCGTAAATCTTACTACGACCACTGATTACTGTTTCAATATTCTTACGTTTCTTCTGATAATCTGGAGCATTCGCAAAACGATTGTGTCCAAAATAATCATCATAGAAATTCTCAATCTCAATCAACTGTTGTGTCAAATTAAATTGTTGCAAGTCTTGCATTGTTTTCTCCTTAATTATAACCAACCCAGCACACCGCCAAGAGGTGCTACGAAAATACCAACCACTCGCAACACTTCTAACGTTGTCCATTGAGCTAATTCTGGGCCACCTACAAGAGCTACGATATTCATGATCCAACCAATTACTAAGCCGATTACCACAGCGAAGTAAGTTAAAGCTAAACCAACAGGCCAATTTTGTGTATTACGCATTTCATTTCTCTCCTTTGTTAAAACGTGCAGAAATTATAGCACGTTATTCTGTTGTGTCAACATCTTCTTGTGAAGAATTTTTAATTTTGTTGAACCTTAAAGACACCTCTAACTGTCCAACAGTAACATCCTCGCACAACTCTTGCATAAAGTCAACCAGCTCTGCATTACTTCTACCATTAAATACAGAAGATATTGTAGTTCTTGGTAGGTTGAAACTTTCAGCTATCTCATTAACCCCGTAGCCAGTCTTCCTCATTACAACAGACCTACATCTTTGCGTATCTGTAAGTTGATTAGTCCTTCCTCTTTTCTTAGCATTAATCCTGCCATTGATAATACCATGGGCTGTATTCTCTTTTGCCGTCACCCACTCTAAATTCTCTACGCAGTTGTTAGACTTGTCGTGATCGATGTGGTTAACAAACTTTTTATTGTCTGGATTAGGTATAAAATGCTCTGCAACAAGCCTATGAATGTAGCGACATGCATTCAAACCTCTCCTCCCTTTTACATAAATACAGCAGTTTTTATACCCTGCCCCGTTGTCAAGTATTGTAGCAAATCTACGCATACTTACTACATACACCCTACCTTTATTACTGACAAAGTAATTTTCTAGTGTACCTTCTACAGGAAGGAATACTTCACCATTTTCTACTAAATCTTCTGGGACACCCATTTATATACTCCTATCAATGTACATCTCTCCAACTGCCTTCATAACTCATTTTACCTTCTCCGTCTAACGGTAGCGGTAGTTTCATATACTCTCCTGCTTTAATTATACACTCTACAGACATTTGGCGAATATGTTCGTTTATACCGTCTTCTGCAAGCCAAGAGTATTCATCATGGATGAGACTGATTCTAAAGACTTTTTTACCTTTATAGAGGTAGTAAGGTCTGCCTAACTCATCCAACAACAAATCTCCAAGTTTTGCATCCATTAAGCAAGCAGCTAACGACATAGCAACTGCACCGCATGACTGTCCTGCAAGATTGATCAAAATATTCTTACCTCTTGCACAAAGCATACGACCATCCCAAGCAGGGATATATTTCTTCTGCCCTTTGGTGTCAAAATATTTTTCAATATTCTGTTTCAGCTTTCCAAGCCCCTCATTCATGTTCCAGTAGTTATCGTAAGAGGATTGTGCCTCCACCTTACTCAAGCCAAGGCTACTTGCTAGTTTAGCTACACCACCGCCATAGGCTAAAAGATAAGCACCAGTTTTGGCTTTATTCCTGAACGGTTTAAAGTCAGGGTTATCCTTAAGTGTTTGATCGTTAATATCAAACCTGTCGTGCAAATGAGGAAAGAATGCAAAAGCGTTGAAGCTGTGAGAGTCACCGTTCAACACAAGGTCAGCAAACTTACCGTTATCATATTTTGTTGTATAACTTGCCACTGTTCTGTTTTCTAGTGCAGCAGCATCTGTTCCAATGTACCAATAACCTTCTGGTGCATAAAACAAATCGCGCATTTCTTCACCAAGTAAAACGTCTGGAGAAGCTTTAGGGCAGTTGGTCAGGGTTTTATGTTTAACCCTGAATGTAGGTGTATACCCACTAATCTCTGCACTCAATCGTTGATCAAATTCCATACGCCAGTTATTTACCCACCCTGTCACCACACCTAGTCGGTTTCGGTATGAAAGAAACTTGACAACCTTTTTAGGGATTTCACCGTCAATCTTAGCAAGGTTAGGACATATCTTTCCTTGGTGTGCAATCTTAGGTGTAGTTTTTACATACTTGCCATTTTCACGAATCGGTTTCCCATCTGGCCCCTTTTTAAAGTTCCAGAAATCGTCATGTGGTTTCCATCCAGAATCAAGGAAATACTGCTTCAGTTCCATGTTGTCATCAATTTCTAGAGGGAGTTTAACCGGCAGGATTTCACCGGCTTTAAGTTCAACCTCAAAACCATACGCTTTGATCTTTCCGTCATCAAAAGATGCACTATGCCTCTCTAACCACTTTTCAAATGTCGCACTAAATGTGCCGTCTTTCTTATAAGGTTTAGCAGGGATTCTATAAAAAGATTCTTCTGCTGCCTTTAATGGACGAGGTGGTAAATGCGGCTCAACTTCAGCTTTCAGTTTAGCCATCTCATCTTCACACTTGGTGATAAGTGCTTTGGCTTTTTCCATGTTGAATGGTGCCCCAGTATATGCCTGTGCGCTGTAAAGCCAGTAATCTTTCTGAAGCTGGCGAAATGACTTGTGAACCCACTCATTACCATATAACGTTTCTGCTTTCGCCCACAAACGATTAAACACGCCAATAGTAGCATCCACATCGTCGTCACAGTATTGAGCCATTAATTCGTGCCAGAAAGAGAATTCAAAACCTTTTTCCTCTTTACCTGTCATGACACCCAGTTCAATCAGTTTGTTCCGGTAATCCATTTTCTCATCTTCTGAACCCCTAGAGAGGTATTCAAGAGAGTGGAATGGACTATCAGGATTCAGATACTGTGAAAGAACATATGTATCAACATATTGAACTTTGTGCCCACATAACCAGTCAAACCCACCTTTGCCAACTTTAGGAACCACATCAAAAAGTTTCCACTGAACCCATAAGTCATATCCAAGAATATTATGGCCTACAACTAAAGAATTTTCTGGAAAACTCTTAGTCCATTGCTCGATCTGCGCTTTAGTTTCTTCTTTAGCTTGTCGGAAAGGGTGGATAACTAATGTTCTCTTTCCATCTAAGGATTTGAAGCGAACATACCACGCCTTTGTTGATAACAAATAAAGATTGTCTGCTTCATAGTCAAATACCCACCCTTGCATATATTCTCCTATCTATTAGTCCAATCTTTATCAGGCGCATAGCGTTCTCGTAACGCTTGTGCCACTCTAGGATCATCTTGCAGCTCTGCGAGCTGACAAGCATACTCATGTTTCTTGACTTGCCAAGCTTTATGGGCTTCTAACTCAGTGTTAAAGAGTCCAATGTGTCTTCCTTGTCCACTATATTTTGAAAACGGATTCATACACCTCGACATATACTTTCCTGTTGCTTTGTGGAAAGAACATCCGATCATACAGTCTCCTCTGGATTTAAACGAAGTTGTCAAGAAACTATTAACCCCTCTCTCTACAAAAACACAAGTGTCTGGGCTATAATATTTGTTACCTTTACTAAGTAAATCTTTGTCTATATCACAATTCTGCCAATTTTTATTAGGTTGTGAATCAACCCACTTAATAAAATTAGATAAATATTTCCAATCTTCGTAGATACCGCAGCCAAGGTACGTTGGGTGTTTTAAATGGTAATCAGAACTGCACCTCTCTAAAATCCCCATCCACTTATCATAATAGGGACAAATCCATTTAACTTTTTGTTTTCCGTTAACAGTCTGTTTTATTTGAACCACATAATCAACGTCTGTTACTCCTAAACCATAAACAAGCTTGTAGGTTTTCATCTAAAACTCCACATTCTGTTTTGCACACCAATCTTCATAATCATATAACTTGTGTGTCTTATTGTCGTAGTAATACTTACCAGCAAACGGACTTGTATGTCCTGTCCAGCGGCACTTGGACATTTTCATAACTGTTGTGTTACGTTCAAGTTCATCCTCTGCTTCTTTGTTTCTCGTAAAGATCAGATTACAAGCACCACTTTTGAAAATGGTCGAACTTCCGCTGAAGTCTTCTTCATGCAGGTCTGCACCAGCAGAGTTCGCTTTTTGCCCTCCACCAGACTTACGCACATGATTTACGTTTACAAAAGTAACACCGTATGTTTTAATCATACCTTTCATCCACCGTAAGAATACTGCTTGGTCTTCATTAGAAAGTCCATCCAAAATATCCTGCAACGGATCTAAGATAATCACCTTACAATCACAACTGATGATTAAAGATTCAATGCACTGCTTTAAACTGTCTAACCCGCCATCACGATCTTCCATTAGATGAAAACGAGTATTACCAAAATCATCATAAGCCAGATTGTGTTCTTTTTCAAGATACCAGTCTTGCGACATGAGATCAAGCTTCTCATCCACTGTCTCAATCAGATCAATCTTTCTCTCTATATGTCGAGACATCAACTTAATCCAGTATTGTCCAGCATCAGATTCTAAAGAAATAATACCGATCCGGTGTGGGCTGTTAAATAGCCAGTAGTATACCATCTCGTCAACAATGGTACTTTTTCCTGTACCGCTGGCTGACCCCAGATTTACAATCCGACCTAAAGGAATACCGCCAGCCATTAAAGCTTGTAATCTGTGCATGAAAGGCGGTAGCGGAATCTTTTCTACTGCTGCCTCGCTTCTTGCCCGATCTGGGAGGTCTGCGCTGCTAAGAATGCCGTCTGGAGTATACTGCCTTGCCTTCCAGAAATCCTTAATGAAGTCTTCTTCTTTGCCATGTTTAATGTACTCGTCAGCATCTTTGTAGCGCATTGTCATAACAAAAGCCTTGCCTTTAGGCAGAACTTTGCAAATATCTTCTGCTGCTGCTTTCCCTGCATCATCTGAATCCATACAGACAACGATCTTATTAAACTGACATAACCAAGAGTAGTGATTTGCCAATTGCTTAGCAGCTCCTGACTCGCCAATTGTAGGTGCAACAACTGCCACAGGGTCATATTGTGTTTTGCCTTTACGTTTTTGGTCGTCAACAAACATTTGATAAGCAGCTAATTGTTTAATTTCTCCACCAACAATTAAGAGGATGCCTGTTGAGTCCTTGAATCGGAATTGCCCAATCAAGTCACAATCTTTACCTGTTACACCAATTGGAGATGTAAAGTCCTTCGGAAACTTACGAGTCTTGTAGCCAACTAATTTACCATCTTTTGTTGTTGGCACATACTGCTTAACTGGATCTCCAGTCGTTTCGTCATATTCGTAACGAACACCAAAGTATTTTGTAATCTCATCTCGTAGTCCTCGATAACCCTTGCCCGAAGTCCCTGTGTAACTTTTAATATGTTCTTGTTCTGCTTCTGTAATTGGCTCTTTGGTACTCACTTCATACTCCTCTTGTTCTTCACTACTTTCAATACCTCTCCGCTCTTTTTCATCATCTGATAAAATAGTAAAACCACAGGAAAAACAACTACCACCTTTACCTTGACCATAAAAGTGAAAGTTGTTTCCTGATCTGTCGTTACCTTTCTTTCGGCAACCGTAACAAGGGTTTTTACCATTCTTCAGAGATGATTTCCAATCATCCCATGCACTCAACTGCAATACTCCTTAACCAATTTGCAATATAACCAGAACGCACCCTTCACTTTCTCGAAGTCATCCCTACGAATACCTGATAGGTTGAAATCGTAAGCATTGCCATTCTTTGATTCCAGTATAGAAAAATAACCACCGTGTTTACCGTACTGATAATTTATTTGACAAGTACCGTAAACACTGTCTCCTACTGTTACGGAGAATACCTCACTACTGAATACCGTTTCAAACTTAAAATATTCCAATATGTCAAGAATATCTTGACGTTTTTGTTCAATTGTCATTTTCAGTATTCACCTTTTCGTTTTTGAACTGCGGTTTTCCACCATCCAAAATATTTAGCGTTCTCATCACGTAACACCTGAACCAACGAAGCTAATGTATTTCGTTCAGACTCAAGACGTCTGA